GAAGAAAGAAATGCATATCCTGAAATCGGTGATATAATTTTCTTCAATGAATCATATTTTGAAATAGATAACACAAACGAAGTACAATTTGTAAGTGGTATGCCAGGTGAAACTATGTATGGAAATCAAAAAAATTGGAGTATCGTTTGTTCAGCATTTATGGTATCCAAATCAAATCTTAACATAGAAGAAAGAATAAAATAATAAGAGATGTCGGTAAACCCAATAAGACCTGGCAATAATAGAGCCAACGAAATAAAATCTACAAAGGGAGATTTAAAAAGAAGCGTAACTCTCTTTGATATAGATTATGCTATGATGTCTTATTTGGAAGATACTGTTCTTCCAACATTAAAAGATGCGAATGGTGTAGGAGTTAAAATTCCCGTAATCTATGGTAATTCTGAAAGATGGAATGGAGCACGTAGACAGGGAGTATATAGAGATAATAAAGGTAAAATACAATTACCAATAATGATGTTACGAAGAACATCTATTACAAAGGATGAAACAATGCCTATGTTAAATAGACACGTTTCATATCCAACAATTACAAAATGGTCAAAAGATAATCGTTATGACCGTTTTACCGCATTGGGTGGAGGTGTTAGGCCTAAAAAAGAACTTTATAATATTACAATGCCTGATTATGTTGAAGTGAATTATGAATGTATGTGTTGGACATCATACACCGAACAACTTAACGAAGTAATTGAACATCTTAATTTTACATCATCGTATTGGGGAGATAAAGAAAAATATAAATTTAGAACATCTATATCAGATTTTAATGTTATTAACGAAGTTGGTGAAGGGGCTGAAAGAATTAATAGAGTTGAGTTTTCATTGAATGTAAAGGCTTACTTATTGCCAGAAAAATTCGATGGAGAACTTACTACTAAAAAATCAATGTCAGTTAAAAGATTGGTTGTATCAGCAGAAGTTGATATGACGAGTGGTAGTAATAGATTGGAGGGATTTTTAACCACACCATCTCCATATTATGATAATAAAGACCTTATTGATTTTCTATCTTTAAATAACAATATGGTTGTAGCAGGAGCTGCGCCTACTATATTTTCAAATATTAAATTAATAAAAGCACCGGAGCAATTAGCAGGAGTTATAACCGCAGGTTTGACTATCGATGGAAACTCATATGATGTTAAAGTTTATATTAATGGAGTTAGATATTATCAGGGAACACATTTTGTAGCTTTTGTAAGTAGCAATAATTTATCTTTAACATTTAATAATGCAAATTTAGGATTCGTTGTAGATGCCGATGATGAAGTTTCTATAACTGGTAAATTTATTGATTTATAATGAAAAGAAGCCTTTTAGATATAACTCAAAAAATTAGTAGAAAATTGGGCGATGCTGAATTAATTCCAAAAGATTTAAACCATCCTACATATTGGATATATGAAGCAACGGGTTGGAGATTTGTAGAAATTTTAAGAGAAATAGAATATAGAACAACGCAAGATAGATTGAGAGTAATAGTTAACACTCAACATATATCTGCAAAAGATTATATTGTAGAACAAGGAAGTGAAGGGTTATTAATCAAATTTATAAAAAATAATTTTGAGTTTGATTTGGATGATGATGATTATATTGAAATAACAGGTGATATAGAACAATATGCTTAATAGATTTAATTCAAATGCCAGAAAATTAAATAGGATTATACCAAAAATAAATCCTAATAATTTAAATGATGATTTATACATCACAGGCAGTTTATTGAACATAGAAGCACCAACTACAAATAAATTTAATTCAAGTACTAAATCAAATCCAAATCCAACTAAATTAGTAAATAATAAAAATAAAATAGAAGCATTTCATAACGAAATTTTACAATTTAGTGGAAGAATGGTATCAAGAACAATTGATACTTTTGATAATACGGGATTTGGAACTTTAACAATTTATAATGTATTATTAGATTATGGGACTGAAGGGGCTTCTCCTGAAAATTTTGAAATATTAGTTTATGGATTACATCTTCCAGGTCATTACACAATTAAGCAAGTAGGAAACAATGTAGTTATTACATTATTAGATAATTATATAGATTACGATTCTGTAACAATTAATGATATTTATGTTATAGGTAAATTAATAGACATACCAATTGCTTCAGAGGATGGATATAACATAATAACCGAAGATGGTTTAGATATAATAATATAATAAATGGCAAACGTAAGAAAAAAGATATCAGAATTAACCGCATTAACTTCCGCATCATTAGATACTACAATCGTTGGTGTTGACAATGGGACTACTTATAAAATTGAGTTAGATACATTAGCAGATGCAGTTACTTCGAGAGTAAATATATTAGATAGAAATAGATTATCTTCATTAGAATCCGTAACATCTTCTTTTGAAACAAAGGGTAGTGGAATTTTAAGCGGTAGTATTTCTTACACATCTCTTACAAATATTCCGCAAGGTATAGTTTCTCAATCTACAAATTTAAGTTCTCTAAATTCTTTTACACAAAGTATTGATAGCAGGGTTGATAGCTTAGAGAATTCAACCGGTTCATTTTTGACATCATTAAGTGGAGCAATAAGTTCTTCATCTCAATTAACATCATCATACGATACAAGATATACTTTGAGTGGTAGTATTCCAAATATACCAACGGGTTCATTTGCAACAACTGGTTCAAATACTTTTATAGGTGAACAAATAATAAGTTCTTCTTTAATCGTAACTAATGAAATTAAAGGTGTTGGAAATATATTTTTACAACCTGATGTTAATGATGCAAGATATTTTCAAATTTATAATACTGCGGCACCTTCGGGTAATGATATTCACTTTAAAGGTAATACAGATTTCAACTACTTTGGTGATGATACCAATTACTTAAAAATAGATGATAGTGCACAAACAATAACAATCACCGGTGTTAATGGTGTATTTGTTAGTTCTTCATTAAACGTAACTGATTCAATCAATGGTACAATCAACGCAACAAATGGTGTAATTAGTGGTTCATCACAATTGACATCTTCATTTGATACAAGATATACATTGAGTGGAAGTGTTAGTGCAGTCCCATCTGGTACAATAAGTGGTTCTTCACAATTGACATCATCATACGATGCAAGATATGCTTTAAGTAGTTCATTTTCTTCAATATCATCATCATTTAATAGTAGATTTAATGGATTGGTAACTACTGGTTCAAACACATTTAGTGGGTCACAAATATTTAGTGGTTCAATGGTTGTTACATCAGGACAAATAATTGCATCTGCAATTACAAACAATAGTTCATCACTATTCTTACAAAGTGGTAGTAATTTATATGTTCAAAATAATGGATTAGTAGAAATTACAGGTTCATTAAACGCAACATCTATAACGGGTTCAATAGCAGCAACCAATGGTGTAATAAGTGGTTCAACTCAATTGACAACTGCATTCCCAGCAAAAACAACGGGAGCTTGGTCAGTACCAGCAGGAGCATCTACACAAAGTTTTACAGTTGAAGCCGGTGCTTCATATACAATGTGGGTAAATGGTAATATTCCAAATGGTATTATAACTTGGAACGCAACTGTAACAACTTCAAATACAAATGTACCAGTAATTGGTGCTCAATATGGTTGGTATTACACTGCAGGTAATGCATTAGTTTTAACTGCAATGCCTGACCAAATTATAGGTACAACTAATACTCTCATATCCTCTCCAACATCATACGCACCAAATACTTCAAATGTATTTAAATTCGGTATAACAAATAATAGTGGTACAACCCAAACAATTAATTACGGATATATAAAACTATCATAAGTTATGCCAATAATATTTCAAAATGGATATACAATTACACCAAATCCATATATGTTGGTTACGAATGGATTATTACTTCAATTGGATGCAAATAATTCAACAAGTTATCCTGGTAGTGGAACAACTGTTTATGATTTAACTAATTCGTATAACCATACATTGATTGGTGCTACATTTACTACATTAAGTGGAATAAAATGTTTTGATTGCACAACCGGAAATAATAGAGTTGATGTAAACGGAACAGGCCCAACTTTACCAACAACGGGATACACCTATGTTACTTGGGCAAGATTGATAAATAATAATTCAGGATTTAGAACATTACTTTACACAAAAGGTACTTATAAAATAACACCAATTACTATTCCTAATGGAACAAGTACATTAGGATATTGGGCAACAGCATTCGTAAGTTCAGGATATGATGTTTCATCTTCGGCTGGTGTTTGGGTTCAATATACAGTAGTTGGGGATAATTCATCTCAAACATTCTACATAAATGGTTCACAAGTGGGAAGTACAATCAATGAGGGTTCGGGTGGAAACACACATTGGGGAGTGGGTAATAATGATATTGTTGCTCAACCTTTTGGACATGTTGCAAATCTTTATTTGTATAATAGAAAATTATCAATTGAGGAAATAACACAAAATTATAATGCAATAAAACCGACTTACGGATTATAAGAATATAAGATATTTATAGGATATGGCAAACTTAATAAGATTAAAACAAATAGAAAGTGGTTCTGCATTGAGTACCGCAGCATCGGTTGGACAAGACTTTAGTCAATCTGTAATTGATATTGTTCAAGGTGAAGTTGGCGCCGTTTTACCTGAAGGAGTTATATCATCATCTGCACAATTGAATGGAACTACTTTGAAAAATATTACAATAGCGCCATTGAACTCCGATGGATATTCATTAATAGTTAGTGGAGCATTAGGAGTTGTTGATGCAACAAATTTATCAGAAGGTGGATTTGGAGATTTAGATTCAACTGTACCAGGTCAGATTTCAGTAAACGGACAGCTACCGGCAGACCCATCTACAAACAATACACCACTTGCCAATGTGATTGACCAAGGGGAGTGGTAATTTTTTTTAATTACTAATAAATTAATACGATTCGATAAAAAATAAATATTTATAAAGGAATTCAAATCAGAAAAAACGAATAATAACCAAATATGGCACAAATCATTAAACACAGACGTGGTAGTTTAGAAGCCTTATCAGCTGTAACCGCATCCCTTCAAAAAGGTGAGATAGTAATAGCATCCGGCTCATCAAATCTATCCGTAACCAACGGAGCATCGATTGTATTTGCAGTTCCAGAAAACGGACAAGTACAAGCGGTAAATAGATTCTTAGTTGGTGCAAATGCACCAAATACATTTCCTGCCGGAACTTATAACGGATTAGTAAAAGGTGTTCCTTACTACGCAAGTGGTAGTTCTACCTTATACTTGTTAGGAGAAGGTGCAAATGAAATTCCAAATTTAGTAGGTAACATCCAAGCATTCTCCACATCAGTTGATAGTAGATTAGATTCTGTAGAAGCATCATTAGGTGGTGGTGGAAGTATAGGAACTAGAGTTTCCGCATTGGAAGCAACATCCGCTAGTTTGAATTCATTTACTCAATCATTTAGTTCATCGGTAGCAACTTCATTTAGTGCAAGTGCGGCAAGTTTAACATCATATAGTTCATCAGCTGCTAGTGCACAAAATACTTATAGTTCTTCAGTAGCAACTTCATTATCATCAAGCGTTGCTACTATAAATGCAAGTATATTAACTTTATCTACATCGGTTGATAGTAGATTGGATGCAGTTGAAAATACAAACGCAACTCAAGCAACGACTGGTTCGAATATATTCATTGGTAACCAAACTATTACAGGTTCAGTATTTATTACACAAAACTTAGTAGTACAAGGTTCATCATCTTTACAAAATATTACAGCATCAGCAGTTGATATTGGAGCTAATATTGTTGAATTAAATACAGCAACACCGGCAGTTAGATTTGGTGGTGTAAGTGTACAAGATTCTGGCTCATTTGCAGGAGTTAGTGGTTCATTATTCTGGGATTCGTTTAATAACAATTGGTTATATGTACAACCATCAGCAAGTGGTGAAGGATATAATTCAGCAATATTAATCGCAGGTCCTCGAAACACAGGCTCACTTGGTTCTGAACTTGGAATAACAACAGGTTATATTCCTGTTGCATCTGGTCAAAATCATATTAGTGATTCAAATATTACAAAGAGTGGTACTGAAATTACAATCGCTGGTTCATTAAAAGTAACCGGAGAGATTAGTGGTTCAACTATCGCAGGTTTAGGAAATGCAGCAGCATTCTCTACATCCGTTGATAGCAGATTAGATTCAGTAGAAGCATCTTTAGGCGGCGGTGGTTCAATCGGAAGTAGAGTAACTAACTTAGAAGCTCACTCCGCATCAATTGCTACTTGGACTGGCTCTACATTCGTAACATTCTCTACATCGGTTGATAGTAGATTAGATTCAGTAGAATTAGTTTCAGCATCGGCAGCAGCAGCATTAAACTCATTTAGTGCTAGTAACGCTACAACAGATGCAACTCAAGCAACAAATATTACAGCAGTATTCGCTTCTGCATCAGCATATAGTGCTAGTGCAGCAGTTGTAGATGCGGCACAAGATGTGTTAATTACATCTTTGAGAAATAATGTAGTAAGTGCTTCAGTATTCACTACATTCTCAACTTCAGTAGATAGCAGATTGGATTCAGTTGAATTAGTTTCAGCATCTGCAGCGGGAGCATTGAATAGTGTAAGTGGTACATTCGCTACAACTATTTCAAATTTAGGTTCTACATACGCAACTGATGCAGAGTTATCAGCAGTTTCTTCAGCAGTAGCAACTACAATTACAAACTTAGGTTCAACATACGCAACCGATGTAGAATTATCATCATTGAGTTCATCAGTTGCTACTAGAAATGCAGGACAAGATACAAGCATATCGGCAGCATCCGCTTCGGCAGCAGGAGCATTCGCTTCAGCATCCGCTTATAGCGCTAGTGCAGCAGTTGTTGATGCAGCTCAGGATGTATTGATTTCATCTTTAAGAACAAACATACTAAGTGCATCGGTATTCACTACATTCTCAACTTCGGTTGATACTAGATTAGATACATTAGAAGCAACTACATTCTCAACTTCGGTTGATGCGAGATTAGATGTTGTTGAAGCAAGTGCATCTAAAATTGATACCGCAATTTCATTTAACGGAACGAATGTTACTGTTAATGGTAATTTGACTGTTAGTGGTACAACTACCGCTATAAACTCAACCCAAGTTAATATTGGTGATAATATCATCTACTTAAATGGTACAGGCGCAGCAAATGGTGGTATTTACGTTAAAGACCCAACCGCACCTACAACTGGTACGGGTTCTATTATATGGGATTCAACGGGTGATTTTTGGAAGGCAGGCTTAAAAGATTCCGAACATAGAATATTGACTGTTAACGATGGTATAGTAAGTGGTTCATCTCAAATTACATTATCATCAACAACTGGATTTAATACATATAGTGGTTCAGTAGCAACTTCATTCTCAGCGAGTTCAGCAGCACAAAACTTAGTAAGTGCTTCATTTGCTACAACAATAGGAAATTTAGGAAATACTTACGCAACTGATGCAGAATTAAGTTCAGTATCAGGCGCAGTTGCAACATCGTTATCAGCTAGTTCGGCAACAACAACCGCACTAAGTTCTTCATTGAGTGGTAGAGTAAGAACATTAGAAGGAACAGGAACAATACAGGGTGTAGGCACCACTAATAATGTAACATTTAATAGTGTAACCGCATCTCTTAATTTAGGCTCAACAGCAGGAAGCACTAAAAGAATAGCATTTAGAAATACAAATGGTACATTAGATTTAGTACCAACCGCATCGGTAGATGGTGATTTATTACAATGGAACGGAAGTGATTTTGTAATGAGCAACACAATCGATGGTGGTTCATTTTAAAATATTAGAACCCTCCTCTCCCAAAAGGGGAGGGTTTTTAAATTTCTAAATACTATAATATAATAAAAAAATGGCTCAAGATAAAACGATAATATTACATAGAAGGTCCGCCGTATCGGGTTCAAAACCAACTACCTCCGATTTAAGAGTAGGTGAAATTGGTTTAAACACATACGATGGTAAAGCCTTTATACACAAATCGGGCTCTGTTGATACGGTAGTAGATATAGTAGTAGCTGGTTCTAATACCATTGGTGATATTAATATATTAGGAACTGGTTCTTTTGGTGAATTAAATGTAACAAATGATTTCAACATTAGTGGAAGTATATTTGTTAATGGTGACATTGTAGGTAATGGTGATGTAGATTTTGGAGGAGCAGTTTCTGCATCTTTCTTTGTCGGTGATGGTAGATACATCACAGGTGTAACCGCTTCAATGAGACCAGATGACTTTGATTTCAACTCTGACCCGTATGCGGGTACAATCGGATACATTCAAGCTACGGGTTCTTTATATAAAGTAGCAACAACACCATCAGCAGTTGAATTTAGACACAACGATATTCCTTTCGCAACGTTTACAACGGGCAGTACTTCTTTATATGGAATTGGTGATATATTGGTATTTAGTGGTTCAGTTGCAAGCAGATTAGAAGCAGTTGAAGCTGGAATGGATGCCGGAACTTTCTAATTTACGATAATAAAAATATTTTATATTTATAAAGGTACTACATAGTACCTTTTTTTTTGTTATATAATTTAATAAGTAACCATAGATATGGCTCAAACGATTGTATTAAGGCGTTCTGCTCAACCCGGCAAAATACCAGGAACGGGTTCGTTGAATTTAGGTGAGGTAGCAATAAATACCTACGATGGTAAACTATTCTTTGCCAAATCTGGTTCAATTCAATCGATAGAGCAAATTGTAACTACAAACTCAATAACGAGTGGTTCAATAAATATAATTGGAACGGGTTCATTTGGTGAATTAATTGTAACAAGAGATATCGATGTAACGGGCAGTATATATGTAGTTAACGATATAGTAGGTAATGGTGATTTAGATGTATTAGGCAGTGTATCAGGTTCATCATTAAGAGTAACGGGTACAGGCTCATTTGAATCTTTGCAAGTTAATGATACATTGACTGTAAATCACGGAACCACAATTATTAGTGGTTCACAATTAGTAACTTCCGATTTAACTGTTTTAGGACAGGTTAATGCACGACAATTTAATATTTCAGTAATATCATCATCAGTATTATTTCAAAGTGGTTCAACTAAATTTGGAGATACATCAGATGATAGACATTCATTTACAGGTTCAGTTTCAATAAGTGGTTCTTTTTTAGTTAATGGGACTGAAGTTGGAGTTGCAGCTGGTCCAAATACATTTGACTTTAATTTAGACCCGGAAGCAGCAGGAACTGTAAACTTCATAGAAGATAGTACAGGTAATACTCAAGCGGTAGCTAGAACAGGTTCATTTGATGTTGTTGTTGGAAATACAACCTCATTATCGGTTAGCGCATCGGCTATGAACGTAACTTCTCAAAGTGTAACTAGAGATTTTATGCACTTAGTTAAATATATAACAACGGCAGGAGATTTGGATTTTAATATTTAAGATATTTATAAAAAAGAATAAAATAGATGGCATCGATTTTTAAATTAAGAAGAGGTTCGGGTTCCGTAGATTTGGAGCATGGCGAACTATATGTTCATAGCGCATCCTTACAATATGGTGATTCAAATGATACTCCGGTTACATTACTACCATTAGGTAATCAAATATCAGGTGATATAAATTTAACAGGTAGTATAAATTTAAGTGGAAGTATAACAGCATCAGATATTCACGTATCCGGAAATGTTAAAATAGATGGTAATTTATTTTTAGGAAACCAAACAACAGATACAATCACCGCAACCGGTGAATTTCAATCGGATTTAATACCAAACCCACATAACACTTATAGTTTAGGTTCGGAAGCTAAGTGGTGGGAAAATATATACGTTAATACGGTATCGGCATCATTTTTATCAGGCTCAATAGCTGGAGTTGGAAATATACAAGAGTTTTCAGCATCTATTGACGGAAGAGTTGATACTTTAGAACTATCAGCATCTCTATATGATAATGCTATGAGTGGTTCTAAAAGATTATATGTTTCACCAAGCGGTAGTGATGCAAATGATGGTTCAGACCCATCAGTTCCATTTAGAACAATTAAAGCAGCTGTTGAATCATTAGGAGCGGCTGAATATACAAATACAAAAAGATATACAATATTTGTAGGAAGTGGTGAATATGTTGAGCAAAACCCAATCACAGTTCCACCCGGAGTTGCAATTGTTGGTGATACACTAAGAACAGTTAGATTATACGCAGCAAATCCTACAAAAGATTATTTCCATACACACGATTCAAACTATTTTTATGGTTTGAGATTTTTGGATTTAAAGCATCCTGCATTCGCATTCTCTTTCCCATCATCTACGGCAACTTCAACAATAAGTGGTGGTAGTGTTAGCACTATATCTGTTGTACACTCTATGACGGGATATACCGATGGAAATAATCAGGATATTGGAATTATAATAGAAGGACCAGATGTTAGTGGAAGTATAGCAACTGCAACAGCTAATATTGTTGGTGGTGTTATTACTCAAATAAATGTAACGCATGGTGGTACAAACTATGGTGCAACAGAAAAACCACATATATCAATACCGGCTCCTTTAGCAAAAAGACCGGTGATTACTACATCGCCATATATTCAGAACTGTTCTTCGATTACAGGCCCATTCAATACATCGGGCACAAAAGTTCTTCAAGCATTACCATATGATGAGGCAACTTATAATATAGATGAGCAAGGAGCTGGTGGTGGTATTAGAATAGATGGTAACTTAGTGCATCCGGCATCTCCATTAGAATCATTTGTAGCAGATGCATTTACACAGGTAAACCAAGGTGGACCTGGTCACTTAGTAATCAATAAAGGATATGCACAATTCGTATCTTGTTTCACTACATTTTGTACTTATGGTTTTAAAACCGCAAATGGTGGTTTCGCAAATATTTCAAATTCAGTAATTGACTTTGGTGCAAAAGGTTTAATATCTAAAACTTATTTCCCACAAACATATAATACAGGTTCATCTTTAGAAACAAAAACTTCAACTGTAAGTGGTTTTGTAATTGATGAAAATGGAGCAGGATATACTGGTTCAGTAGCAAATGTAACAATTTCGGGTGGTGGAGCAAGTGTTCAAGCAACCGCAGAAGCAAATGTAAATGCAAATGGTTCAATTGATGAAATTGTATTATTGACTAGTGGTAGTGATTATACAACACAACCATCGGTGACAATTGCAGCACCAACGGGTGTTGGAGGAATTCAAGCAACTACTGTAAGTGGTAAAGCACTTATTAGTGGTGTTAGTGAAATGTTGATGTCTTTACAAAGTGGAAGTAGAGGTGTTGATATTTCTTCTAATATGATTTTAAATGGTGTAAACTATTTAGTAACTGATGTTGCTGATGTTGTTGGACAACCAAATCAAAGAAGAGTTACAACATATCCAGCGCCACCTTCAATAGCAAATGGAGATACAATAAACTTCCATCAATTATCAAACATCTCAACAGGTGGATTGGTAATGGAATATGTTGGTAGTGGTGTAACATATAACGCACTTCCAAAATATGGCGGAGTTCCTATTAGAACGAGGGAAATTAATGAAATAGAACCAGGTAGAGTATTTTATTCTACTGTTGATAATATTGGTAATTTAAAAATTGGTGATTTCTTTGCAGTTAATCAATTAACCGGAGAGGTAACGATTGAGGCAAATTCATTTAACTTATCAGGTCTTAATGCGATTGGTCCATTTAAAAGAAATGGAGTAGCAGTTGGTGTTGTATTACAAGAAGTAAGTAATAACACAACCTTATTAAACTCACAAGGTTTATATGGTGAAGATACAGTTCCTACTCAATATGCAGTTAAAGGATATATCGACCCAATTAGTTCGAGTTTAGATGCGAGATTGGATTTAGTAGAATCGACTTCATCTTATTTAAATACAACATTTAGTAGTTCAGTAGATAGCAGATTGGATTTAGTAGAGGCAACCGCTTCTTATTTAAATACAACATTTAGTACTTCGGTAGATAGCAGATTAGATAATTTAGAAACTGCGGCAACTTCCGATGATGGTAGATTAGATGCATTGGAATCATATTCATCATCTTTAAAAACGGCAATAGCAGTAAGTGGGCAGGATTTAATTGTTTATGGTAACTTAGCTGTACAAGGTACACAAACATCTTTAAATGTAAACGAAGTTTTCATTGAAGATAAAACATTAACATTAGCAAGTGGTTCAACTACGGCAGCAGCAGCTGATGGAGCTGGTATCCATATAGCTGGGGCAAATGTTACAATGAGTTGGGATAACAATAATAATAGAATTAATTTGAATAAATCATTCTATGTGAATGGTGATTTAAGTGGTTCTACATTGATTGGTATAGGAAACGTAACAACTTATTCAGCATCAGTAGATAGTAGATTAGATAGTGTTGAATTGGTTTCAGCATCAGCAGCATCTGCATTAAATGGTGTTAGTGGTGCATTTGCAACTTCACAAGCAGCACAAGATGTTTTAATTTCATCTTTAAGAACAAACATACTAAGTGCTTCTGTATTCACAACATTCTCAACATCGGTAGATGCTAGATTGGATGTAGTAGAAGCCACATCATCTTTATATATACCATTCTCAACATCCGTAAATAGTAGATTAACGGATTTAGTAGCAGAAACCACCGCTTTAGAAGTATTTACTGCATCGGCAAATAGTAGATTAAATTCTTTACAATCTTATACCGCATCGGTTTCTACTTCGGTAGGATTATTACAATCAACGGCATCGTACTTAAATACAACATTCAGTACTTCGGTAGATGCTAGATTAGATGGATTAGAAATAGAGAGTGCAAGTTTCAAAACATTCACAGGTTCAGTATTTGCAACATTCTCAACTTCGGTAGATAGTAGATTAGATTTAACTGAAGCCACATCATCTTATTTGAATACTACTTTTAGTACTTCGGTAGATAGTAGATTGGATAATATAGAATTCTCAACTGCTTCTTTAAGTACTTGGACTGGTTCTACATTTACTACATTCAGTACTTCGGTAGATTTAAGATTGGATGGTGTAGAATATACGGCTTCATTGTTTGGTGGTGGATTGATTGCACAATTAAACGCAATTAATAACGCAACCGCATCATTACAAGCGGCAACTGCATCTTTGTATTCATTTACATCTTCGTATTATACTCATTCATCATCATTTGATAGTAGAATAGATGCATTGGAAGGTAAAGATATTATAATTAACTTAGGTGGAGATTTGAGTGGTTCTGCACAATCAACCGATTTGGGTACGGTTACACTAAACGCATTTGTAACCGCTGATTCTGTTGCATTGGGAACTGATACATCCGGTAGTTATATACATACAATTACAGGAACATCAAACCAAATAACAGTAGCTGGTTCTGGATTAGAAAAATCAGATGTTACATTATCGTTACCTCAAAATATTCACACAGGTGCAAACGTACAATTTAACTCTATTGGAGTAGGTATGGCTGCATCGGCAACGGCAGGTAGAATTGATGCAAGTGGTGATATCGTAGCATTCTCAACTTCGGATATAAATTTAAAAGAAAATATTGTTCCGATTCCAAACGCTTTAGAAAAAGTAAATCAAATTAGTGGTAACACATTTGATTGGAAAGCAGAATTAAAAGAATATCATGGTTTTGAAGGAAATGATGTAGGGGTAATAGCACAGGAAATTGAAGAAATATTACCGCAAATCGTAACAAATAGAGATAACGGATTTAAAGCAGTTCAATACGAAAAAATTATTCCACTATTAATTGAAGCAGTAAAAGAATTATCAGCTAAAGTTGACAGGTTGGAAAATAAATAGATATTTATAAACATATATTACAATAACGTACTAAAAAAAAGGTAAACTAGATGGCACTTAAATTTAGACGTGGGACAACCGCACAAAAATCAGGTTCGTTAGCATTCGGAGAACCGTTCATAAACACCGACTTAAACACATTACAAATCGGTGGAGCTTCCGGAGATATCACATTAGGAACAACGGGCGGAAGCTCCGCATTTGCAGGCGTATCTGTATCGGCATCATCTTTTATTAGTGGTTCGGGTTTAAAAATAACCGGAAACGCAGTAATCGATGGTAATTTAACATTAGGTGGTACAATTACTATTGGTGATGCTACTACTGATAATGTAGTGGTAAACGCTGATTTAAGTTCATCTATAATTCCAAATAACGATAACGCATTTGATTTAGGTTCTGCATCATTTAGATATAGAGCTATTTATGGTACAAATATATATGGTACTATAAATGCAACAAATGGTGTAATAAGTGGTTCATCACAATTAAGTGGAACTACAATACCAAACTTATCAGGTTCATTCACCGGTTCATTCAAAGGAAATTTAGCAGGTGTAGCAGATTATGCAGCAACAGTTGCAACTGTAACAACGGGAACAACAACGGATACTACATTATATCCATTATTTTCAGAAACACAATCACCAAATACATACATATCTTTAAGAACTCACGCATCTGGTTCATTCTACTATGATGGTGTGACTAGAAGAGTTCATGCGGAAGGATTTAGTGGTTCTATATTTGCAACAAATGGTGTAGTTTCAGCATCAGCACAAATAGATATAACTTCTACAACTGGCTATTCTACATTTAGTTCATCATTAGCAACGAGAGATGCTGCACAAGATGTATTGATTTCATCATTACAATCAAATATTTTAAGTGCATCGGTATTCAATACATTTAGTACTTCGGTAGATAGTAGATTAGATGCAGTAGAAGCTGAAACAATCGCTTTAGAATCATTCACATCTTCATTCAATACCGCATTTGGATTGAGTGGAGCAAATGTGACAGTAAAAGGAAACTTAACTGTTCAGGGATTAACTACTCAAATAGATTCTACTACTGTTAATATCGCAGATAATATCATTCAATTGAATGGTACTGGGGCAACTAACGCAGGTTTAGTAGTTAGAGATGCAACCGCAGCAACTACAACATCAGGTTCATTCCTTTGGGATACTACCAACGATAAGTGGATAGCAGGTCCATTAGGTTCTGAAGATGATGTAGTTTTAAGAACATTAGGACAAACTTTAACAAATAAAACAATTGCGGCAGGTTCAAATACAATTAGTGGTTTAACTAACTCTAATTTAAGTGGAACTGCAGGTATTACCAACGCAAATTTAGCAAATTCTACTATTACAATCGCAGGTACATCAACCGCTTTAGGTGGTTCTATTACCGCAGCAACAATATTAGGTGGAACGGGAGTAATTTCAGGTTCAGCAGGATTGCCAGCAGGATTAGTGAGTGGTTCTTCACAAATCACCGCTTCAGTATTTGGAGCAGTAAGTGGAGATATTACAATCACTGCAGCTGGTGTAGCAACTATTGGAGCAAATTCAGTAGCATTAGGAACTGATACAACGGGTAACTATATGAGTGATGTATCCGCAGGAACAGGTATTTCTGTATCACACACTCCTGGCGAAGGTTCTACCGCAACAATTTCAATCGGACAGGCGGTTGGTACAACATCAAACGTAACATTTGGTAACGTAACGGCAACGGGTACTGTATCAGGTTCTACATTTACCGGATTAGGTAATTTAACAACTTACTCATCTTCAGTAGCAAGTAGATTAGTTACATTAGAAGGTAAGGATTTCACAATTACTTTAACAGGTGATGTGACTGGTACTGGTACTGTAACTGATTTAGCTAACGTTTCATTCGCAACCACAATAGCTGCAAATTCAGTAGCATTAGGAACTGATACAACGGGTGATTATGTTGCAAGTTTAGTAGCTGGAACGAACATCACACTTTCTAATAATAGTGGTGAAGGAGCAACTCCAACAATTGGATTAACAAATAACGCAATAACAATAGCTGGTACATCTACATCATTGGGTGGTACAATTTCAGCAGCAACAATTGGTAACGCAATTGGAGCAGTAAGTAGTTCAGCACAAGTTACCGCTTCAGTATTTGGAGCAGTTAGTGGCGATGTTACTATTAGTTCAACAGGTGTTGCAACAATCGCAGCAAATTCGGTAGCATTAGGAACTGATACAACCGGTAACTACGTTGCGAGTTTAGTAGCTGGAACTAACATTACACTTTCTAATAATAGTGGTGAAGGAGCAACTCCAACAATTGGATTAACAAATAATACAATTTCAGGCATTGCTTTAGGTTCTAACTTAGCAACCTTAACAATTGGTACGGGATTAAGTGGTACATCATATAATGGTTCTACCGGAGTAACAATTGCAAACACAGGCGTAACTTCGAATGTAGCTGGAACGGGTGTAACTGTAAGTGGAGCAACGGGAGCAGTAACAATCTCAATCGGACAAGCAGTAGCAACATCTGATAACGTAAGATTTAACTCATTAGGTATAGGAATGGCAGCATCCGCTACCGCTGGTAGAATTGATGCATCAAATGATATCGTTGCGTTCTCATCTTCGGATATTCGTTTTAAAGAAAACATTACTCCAATTGAAAACGCATTAGAAAAGATTTCTAAAATTAGTGGTAACACTTACGATTGGAAAGAAGAGAATAAAGCTGAGCACGGATACGAAGGAAATGATGTAGGGGTAATAGCACAGGAAATTGAAGCAGTATTACCACAATTAGTTCAGACAAGAGAAAGTGGATATAAAGCAGTTAAATACGATAAATTAGTAGCATTATTAATTGAAGGTATTAAAGAACAACAAACACAAATTCATTCTTTAACTTTAGAAATCGAAAAGTTAAAAGAATCAAAAGGTTTATAATTAATGTATGATGTGTATTACACCACCGCTGGAGGCCCTTGGTTCAACAGCGGTGCTGATATATGGGTAACCGAATGGATAAAAGAAGTGGCACCGCATTTAGATGTGAAGCCACTTCTACTTTTCCATAGACATAAGCCCGATAATTATGAACAATTTCCAATCGATATTGACCACATTTGGGAAACATCGGAAGATGAGATAATAAAAATATTAGATGGTGCTAGAAGGATACATATATTGCATGGGCATTATACTCCAACCAGAGCTATTCATCAAAATTTGGAAAAAATCGATTCAATTGTTTTCCACAATTTGACTAAAATATCTTTAATAGCACAACAGCAAAAAGATGAATATCTTCATTGGTATGGTAATTGGGAGTATGAATCAGAATTAATAGATAAAATTAAAAATAAAATTTGGATAGGATTATATCATTTTCCATATAAAACGGATAATTTACATTATATTCCAAATGTTTATGAATTTAAAAATAACAAAGAATTATCTATCTCCACTAAGATTGGATTTGCTGCAAGAGCTGAAGGTAGAAAAAATGTTGAATACATTGATGGATTAGAAAGTTATATTTCTACAAATTCAGAAACATTCAACAAATATTATAAAAAGAAATATGGATACAAATTTGAAAAATCAAAAGTTTACAAATTTGATTACAAATATAAAGAAAGGTTCTACGGACTTGATTGGGGAGTATCTCATTCTTGCTTTGAATCTGAACCATTTGGATACGGAATATTTGAAGCAGTGGATTGGGGAAAACTTCCAATACTACATGAAAAATGGCACGTACCACTTGATTATAAATACAAAGCGATTGACAAGGAAACATTTAAGCAGACCTACGAAACGATTTGTAAAGATGATTACGAAACCCGTAAAAACGAGTTTCAAAAACTAAAAGATTGGATGGAAAATCATTTTGGAAAAAAAGATGTATGGAAAGAAAAACTTTTAGATATTTATAACGGAGAATAATACATAATAAGATGCCAAAAACCAATTTATCATTAGGTAATTTATATAGAGCAGTAAGCGGCTCGGTTAGACCGGGAGCAGTTTCGTTGGGAGGATTAGCAGGTAACCCAACTAATACCAGTATGTTATCTTTCGCTATCGATTCGGTGAGTACAAATTTGCCAACATTTACATATATAGTAGAATCTACAGATGAAACCGCTACATTTGGTTTTACCAGTGCTGGAACATTACACACATCAAAAGTTGCAATAGTAGCTAATAATTATACTTGTTCATTTGATAACGCAAACTTTACTGTACCATCATCTACATTAGGTGCTTCGCCATCGTTTACAATCAGACCGGCTGCAATTGGAGCATCATCATATTCAGATGCTCAATCTATATTGACAATGAAATATGAAGATGGTTACAACTTAAATGCTTCGAATTATGGTGTAGCATCTACGAAAATTTTATACGCAGTAGATGTTTATAATACAATTAACCAACCTGATTTTTGTTTATTATTT